AATCCAAATTTCAATGCGCTAATAGGAGTAGTTAAATATGCCCCGTTTGTTATACTAATTGTATTAGCAACTGAAATTCTTGCATTAGTTCTTAAATTAAGAATGGTATTATTACTTATTGTACTTACTTGGTATACTTTGTTATTGCTTCCTATTTTAATATAAGCACCCGCATATAGTTCAGTAGTAAACAAAGTAGATGTGCCGTTGACTTGAGGACTTGTAGCATTAGACGAAACAGAACCGGTCAACTGCGATGTCGTGATAGAATTATTTCCTTTGATCAAATCAGTATTCAAGAATACTGTTTCCTCATCTGTTAAGCTACCAATATTAAATCCTGCACTGCTGCCAGTACCAATTGTAATTACATTTGCATATACATTGGAGGTTGCACCGTATATAAAATTATATTGGTTTGCTGTGAATTGATTAACAACATTAGCAAGACCAATATATCCTGTATTAGATCCCATCAGAATGCCATATGCAGTAACGTCTGTATATGAACTAATCAATGCAGTGGATCCGAATATTCTATCTGCATTTGCCCAGTTACCAGACGTTACAATAACCATAAAGCTACCGTTAGCAACCGTAATAGAGTTTGCGGTTACATCTGGACCAAACGTTGTAAGAGTTAGTGATGTATTACTTGTAATTGATGATATTTGAAAAACAGACGTACAAGCTTGAAACTTAATGTAATCGTTATTTGCAAGTAGTGTTGAAAATGATGTGTTTGCGCCAGTTACAGTATTCGATGTTGAATTAGAAGTAGCGGTTCCTGTGATGATATTCTGTACCTTGCCGACAATTCGACCGGTCGCAACATTAGCTGTTGCGTTTGCCCCTGTGACTAGCTGACCAAAAGTAAATGCTGTGTTAGATGAACTAAATGCTACATTGTTAAGTGGTTGGTAAACATATTCATCAATAACAAAATCTGGAACATATGAGTTAGACGATACTCTGTTTGTTACAGCTAACATCTTGTTAGCCACAACAGGTGTTGTTGTTAGTCTATATCCAGTACCACCATTGAGCAATGTAAATGTAACTTTACCAGTTGCTTGCTCGATGCTATCAATTCTGGCTTTACCTTGACGGCCACGTCTGTTAGAAACCACATTAACAACGTCACCTACAGCAAATTCACGGCCGGCATCATTTAAAGTTATCTTTGTCAATGATCCGATTATTCTAGGACAATCGGTAAGATTACCATCAACAGTGACAATTTCGTCATACAAAAAGTTACCGTTAACGTTAGATAAGAATACAACATCAATATACTTACCTGAAATTGATTTTCTACCAATTCCTTCAACAAATGCAGTTGCACCTGAAAGAGAACCAACAACGGTTTTACCTAAAAAATCTTTAGTTTTTGGAGATGTACTTATTTCAAGATAAGTTGGAATTATCCACTCACCATCAGATGCTTTAATAATATCACTTCCTGGGAAATATACCTCAGCATCAGAAACCCCATACACTCTGTTTAAAAATAGCTTTGTTCCGCGCTCTGTGCCCTTTGCTCCATAAAACTCTGCTGTGTGTTTTATGTTAAATCTAGACCTGTCAAAATTAACAGGAGCTCCGTTTAAATATTTCAGCTTGTAGTGGTATAGAAAGTCATCTATAGTACTGTCAATATCACGATACTCTAAGAGGTTTCTTGCAAAATATAAATTATTATTAGTTTGCTGGGCCCACTCATAGTATTCTTTAACAAATTCTATGAAAGTATTCCCTTGCTCTTTATAGAACTGGGGGAAATGATTTTCTACCAGTAAACTAATATTATCTTCTATTTGTTTCATATTTTCTTAGGAACCATATTGACAGTTACATCGCTTGAGTTAATTGTAAGTATATTTTTTAATGACGTACTATAATCTTTACTAGTTGGCTTTATGTACAACTTAATACCACTACCTTCATATGAATCTACTTTGAGTTTATTAATCAAAACAGCACCAGTCTCATAGTCAATAGTACCTACTTTAAATTTTTCTGTGTGTGTTATTGCAGATGTCGACACAACTCTCAAATTACCTAACCCATCATCTTCAAGCATACAACTCAAACCATTAACAACAAAAGCAGAAGAAAATACACCATTATCTGCGGATATTAAATGTACTGCATCAGATGGAGTAGTTATCAATACTTCTGTATTAAATGAAAAATTAAAATCAGTACTAACTCCTGCATCAAGGGTTAGCAGATAGTAAGGAAACACGGCTGTATCATTATTAAGTATTGATTGATCAGCATTATCAATCATAGTAACAAAATTACTATATCTGAAATTTGCATTAAATTTATTCAAATATACGTTGTTGAAATTTGTTATTGCAGCGAGTACCTTGGTTGATAATTGATTTTGTGAAAGAGTTGTAATATTGTAATTATAATTAACAGCAGTATCTACTCTAAGATATATGAACTGAGGATTTACTATCTCCGTTGATATTCCAAGCGGCACTTTATCTTTTAAATAATTGTTATAGATGGTTTTCTTTACATCAGGAATTCCATTAGAATTTGTTATGTCAACAGAAACAAACACCTTGCCATACTGCGGTGGATTTTCTTTTTCCCCGCCATATACCGCTATTGCTTGAATTTCTGGAAATTCTCTTGTAAGTAATATCTCATAATCACTCTCTGTGATTGCTCTTTCTTGAGTTTGAAAACTTCTTGGTGCATTGAATTTAATTGAATTAATTGACTCGGAAACTGAACCATTCATAGCTTCGGAGTTAACTGTTATTCGAATAACTGAATGACCATCAATTGAAGAATTATTTACAAAACCACTTGCACCGTTAGGCAACTCACCACTGCAAACCCTGTATGTTACTTTAATAATTGCACCGTTCTTAGGAGATCGACCAGATATATCATCACCAAAAACAATCTCATATTGTTCGTTTTCAGCTGGTTGTACAAAAAAAACATTTGTATTTGAGTATAATCCAAATAGTGAATATCCTTGTGTGTATGTGTAAGTATTTGCTCCACTGTTCTCAGAAACTGAAATTTCAATGCTAGTAGTATCTATCGTTGGATTGTTAAGTAAAAATCTTTGATTTGGTATAGTATTATTTTTAACAAATGTGTCTGTTACATATGACCCTTCGTAGATAGTTACATTATTGGCTAAGAAAGATCCATTAGTACTATTCGTAATTGAAATTGATTCTTTTGTTACAAAATTAAATGTATTAGATCCAACACGAGAGGTAAATCCTGTTTTAGCAGGAATAACAACAGAAGATACAGTTGTAGACGGGGTTATTGATATGTTAAGGTTTGCTTGAGCTGATCTAAATGATCTTGGGTTATAGTTTAATTCTTTTGCATGGGACACAACACTGTCTCTCAACTGCGCAGTATCGAGAAACATCTCACTAGCTACCATATTCATATAAAAAGTATTAAGATATGTATTGTAAGTAAGAACATCAAGCAACACACTCATATTAGAGCCATCAAAATTATAATCTTGAAATTTTGGTTGGGATGATAGGTGTGACTTTAAAGACGTTTTTAATAAATTAAAGTCTAAGTCAACTAGGTTTATAGATGAGTTTGCCATTTTACCTTATTCTTGAAAGAAAGAAACTAATCGAGACATTTTCAGGATTATTTATCGTGGTAAAATATAATTGCAATTCTATAGAATGATTGTCAAGAGATTCTACTACAGTTACCTTAATCGTCTTCACTCTTGGTTCAAAGTTCTCAACTGCTGTTCTAATTTCCGTCTCAATAGCATCATTTGTAATTTTAGAAAAGTTTTCAAATAAAAGACCAGAAATATTACAACCAAAATTTGGTTGAAATACTCTTTCGCCTTTTTTTGTTAATATTATATTTTTTAACGAATTAATAATAGATTGTTCGTTTGTTATACGAGCTAAATCTTTTGTTCCAAAGTTTATGTTGAGATTATTATAAAAATCACTGTACCTATCCGATACAATCGAGGTAGTTGTAAATTTATCTGCATATGAGCTAGCCATTTAATCTCCTACGAAAACATTACCAGAGCCGCCGTTAGCACTAGGAGCACAATGTGATCCACCTACTGTAAGACAAAGAGAATCAGGCGCTGCTGAATCGTTATTATTACAAACAGCTATGCCGCCGATGAATACGATATTTGTACCAGCAGACAAAGAACCACCGCCTTCTGAATTTGGATCTCCGTTCACTGACCACAATAAACCATTAACATATACATTTCTGCTTTGAGCAGATACAGTAGTTGCTCCACATGCTCTGGAATCCGTATCTCTATGTGCTGCTGGCATTATGGGTTCAAATCTATCTTTGGTGCTTTGAGTAGCATGTTTCCTCCGGATTCCACCGTGTAAGTTCCACCGACTTTTGTATTAAAATTACCATCAACTTTGAGGTCTGCATTTCCTTTGACGGTTGCATCTACATTTCCATCAACTGTGAGGTCTGCATTTCCTTTGACGGTTGCATCTACATTTCCATCGACAATGATATTAACATTACCTTTTATACGAACATTGGCATCACCACCAATATACACATTGTTATCCTTAGTAGTAATGTCAAATCTATCCTCAATAGATTTAATAACAATTTGTCCTGTATTATCCATTTCAACATATGTACCGGACTTGTGCATAATATGAATTCGTTCTTTAGATGCAGTATCATCTATTTCAATTAAATGACCTGATTCTGATCTAAAAACCTTATTGTATGGATATTTAGCGTTGAAAGGTGAGTCTGGCTCTCCTGGAAAAGGAGGTGCTTCTTCTATTTTAGTAGATTCTTTAATTTTAGTTGCAGAATTAATTTCAATTGCAGATTTAGGAAGCTCGTTCTTGCTCCCAGCCTCTACAAGACCAGCAAGTGTACCTAGCACAATAGGCATTTGACATTCCTTACCATCAGCAAAGAATCCAAATACAGTTGTATCAACCATTATACCGGTTGGACTAATTCCAACACCGTCATCACCAACACCAATTATTCCAGCACTCAATATAGAATTGATTGGTGTTGCCCATGGTAGGTGATCTGTTGGTACATTAACTGTGTCTGGCTTACCTTCTTCAGTAAACGGATGAACATTATAAATTCTAACTCGCAATCTTCCTATTTTTTTAGGATCATCACGGTCTTCGACAACTCCAAAGAACCACCTCATCCCCTCCTCACCCATTGCATATGTTGTCATTTTTCAAATACTCCTCTACCAAGTCTCATTAATTCAAGATGTGTATCATACTTAGCTGTGTCAGCATTTGTTATTGTGTGTTTACAGGCTGTTACCAAATAATAACCACTAGCCATTTCATTAGTTTCCTTTTTACTTTGCAGAGCGTTATATCTTGGAACTTTCAAATTAATCAAAGAACCTGCATTTATTAATGTATTGCCAGGAATATCAATATATGTTTGCTCTTGAGTAAATAAGCTAGAAAAACAAAGTCTCTCAGCTACAGTGTCGTAGATAAAGTTTGGAGAGTTTTCTTCCGAATCTTTAAAGGTAGAATAAGGTAAAAATATAGCTTTATTGCCATTTGGCGAATACTCTTCAAACGCAGCAGCTGTGAGAAGAGGATTGCCGTTAGAGGTTGTATCTACAAATAAACTTGTTGAAGGGTTATTATAAAAGACTCTAGTCTTGTATTCTTTTGTAGTAATATCATACTGAGTTAAGTTAGTTCTTAATCCACCGCTTTTGAATGTTAAGCTTAAATTAAACGAAGACTGAACTGTATGATTAAAAAATAAGTGATGAGAATCAATATCAGAAGAATTCCCTCCATTCTTGACATTTTCAGATATTGCTTCTGTTTGAAAAAATGTCTGTGGAGAGCTACCCATCCCTCTTTCAACTACACCTTCTACAGTTGTAAAATTAAAACCTTTTGAATTCTCAAAAAATAAAAACGAAGAAGATTTGTATTTTTCAGATACTGCTCGTTGCTTTATAAAGTCTATTGCCATGAAAGGAGATAGATACGGAATAACAAGTTTCGGTCCGCTTTTTATACCCTCAACAAATAATGGTTTGCTAGATTTCAAAAATGTTTGAACTATGTCTTTTATTGTTTGATCTGCACCAGATTCATAGCTTTTAGCTATTGAAGTACTACAGTCTACAAGAAATTCCTCACTTGCTAATCTTAAAGTTACTTGCTTAGCACGTAAATTACTAACAGGAATACTAGTAACTAATTCAATTATTTTAAATGTATACTTTATTGGTTCATCGTAACCATACCCAATGAACTCTATCTCAAACTCTTCGTTACCTGATAAGTTATAAGTTTCTATAAAACTTGCACCATCTATAATATTTAAATCAGCAGTTATAAAAGGACTGAATATATTTTCATATACATCTAGTGATCCAAAAAACTCTAGAAAATTAGAGTTTTTATCTATTATTCCATTTTTGTTTTTAGTGATATATTATTAATAGAACACTGGCTGGGTTTTAAAATCATGATGATAGTAGCTTTTTAAATTGGCGTTCAATTTCAGAAACGTAAGCAACGTCAATAAGACGAATATTTTTCTTTTTCTCATTCTCTTCATTTTCGTAATCGTAAAAACTAACAGATTCGAAATATGATTCAATTTCTGGGTCAATATCTGTTGAAAGAGTAACAACTGAAGATACAGTAGCATTTGCTAAACTGTCGCCACCATTGAGGTTATATGATGTTGATATTGTACCACCTATATTAGATACAATACATACTGTAGAATTAGAAAATGAAACTGTTCCGGAACTAACAGTAACTGCCCCGCTTGTTTGATATATGTATTCATTAGTTGAAAATGAAGTGTTTCCAACAATTGATATTGAAAGCTGTTGTGTTTTATTGGTTTGAAATATAATATCTTCTTTTTTTCTTTCATATCTTATAACATTATTATCGGCACCAACTATTGGATACCAAAATCTTTTTTGATTAGAAGATAATCCATTATAAGTTCCAGTTGAAATCATTGAGTCATCAGAAATATAATTAGATCTAAAAAACTTTATATTTCTCTTAGCAACAGTCAATGATCCATATTTGTTTGTAATAAAGTTTTTGAAAGAGTTACTATCCATATACCAATCATAGTAAGGATCCACAATATTATTACTGAAATAAACTATCCAATCATATCCAGGATCACCATAATAGTAATTTGCAATAGTATCGGCTCGATCACCTTCTTTGATTGTGTATGGATGAAATATCTCATAATTTTGTTGAATTGCTTTTTGAAAGGCAATCTTTGCCATAAGATTGACGGATACTGTATTTGATACATTATTGCCGTATCTTATAAGAGGGAAGTGTTTGAAAAAATTATCCATTTTTATTGGAACTCAGGATTGGGATCAAAGTAGTTATCTTCGGAGTCTGAATAGTCATTAGCAAGCCATACTTCAATCTCTTGGAATGTTAACGATATTGCAACTGCTGTATTAAATTTATCTTGGTTGCCTGTAACGTCCGTTATAAATGATGGACCGTTTGGTGCATAATTGACAGCCATGTTAGTTAGTACACATCTTTTAAATGTTCTTCCTATTCCTTTAGGAACAATTTTTATTTGAAAGATTGCAGGGGTTCTCAGTACAGACGGGTTGGTGTCTATTCTTTCAGGAAGCATTTCTTTTCTGAAATACCCAATTATTTTTTTTATTATATTGGCTTCAGAACGGGACTCAGGATAAAGTACCCAATCGAAAGTAAATGCAGGTTTGAAGGATGTTCCTTGAAATATCATTACTGGAAAAGGATTAGCAGACAACTGCAATGCACTTTTAGCAGCTGCAAAAGTAGGACCGGAGGCACCGGCCAGCAAATACGTACCACCACTTAGAGCTATGTCCTCAGGAGCTTTTTTAGGATCGGCTGCTAGTTTATTAATTCCTTTTGAAATTGAATTTGTAGCGTCATTCAATCCTTTTTTGCTGAAAGTACGGCTAACAGCTCCCATGATAGAGTTGTTACTTTTACTCAGTGCACTAGAAGCAAGATCTTTTGCTGCATTACCTAAAACATATAAGTCTTCAGCACTGTAATTTGCTGCGGTTCCATCAGTTAGATTAGTTGGCAGCGGAAGAACAATTGATTTTTCAAAAGTAAAAGTTCTTCTTGCTTCTTTCGGTTTTTCTACTGAATGCTTAAATGAGTTAAATGATATATAAAAGTCATCAGCGAGATCTTCAGGAAATTTGATTGGTATATTATTAGAATCTCTTTGTGAGTCTATCTTTTTTTCAGGAAAAGTTGTTATAGTGCTTTGATTACCACCTATGGATTGTTGCTCAGCAGGCGGAACAACATCGGAACGTCCAGAGTTAAACCTGTACGATGAATTACTCGCCTCCCCATCCAACCCCGAACTGGACTTGTAAGCAGTTGAATCAAATCTATCAGCCATTTATTTCCTATGAGTTATAGCGGAACATTTAAACCAAGAAACCCCTCTAAGTATAAGGGAGATCCTACTAATATTATTTATCGCTCACTTTGGGAGTGTAGATTTATGAGTTATTTGGATGCACATCCCGATGTCATTCAATGGGCAAGTGAGGAGTTCTCGATTCCATATTTATCACCTATTGATAACAAAGTGCACCGCTACTTTCCTGACTTCTGGATAAAAAAGAAGACTAAGGAAGGAATTGTAGAGACTGTTGTTGTTGAGATAAAGCCAAAAGCACAAACTAAACCACCAAAAGTACGTACCAAAATAACTAAGGGATATGTTAACGAGGTTAAAACTTGGGGGATAAATAGTTCAAAGTGGGAGTATGCATTAAAGTTTTGCGAAGAACGTAAATGGAAATTTCAAATATTAACCGAGGATGATTTGTTTATTAACAAAAACTAACAATGGCTCAAACATATCAGCAAATGCTTAACCAAGCAATATCCAAGGGCAAAGTCGCAGACGCTCAGACTTGGTTTGATACTACCTATCAAGAGCTATCTTCTAAAAGTACGATTAGTGTAATTAATAGTGGCGATGATAGATTGACAAAAGCTCTCTCGGTTGGAAAGATGTTTCTGTTTCATTATGATCCCAAATACAAAGAGACTCTTCCTTTGTATGATAGATTTCCTCTTATATTTCCGTTTCAAAATGTTGAAGGTGGATTCATGGGAATTAATTTTCACTATCTTCCTTACGGACAACGTGCTGCATTATTAGACAATCTTATGGTTTTAGCTAATAATAAAACGTTTACAGATAAAATGCGTCTTAATATGAATTATAGGCTACTCAGCGCTGCGGCAAGAAAAGTGTCTTTTAAAGAATGTGTCAAAAAGTACCTAAATAGCCATGTTAGATCTAGGTTTTTCTACATCAAACCCGATGAGTGGTCAAAGGCAATATTACTACCTCTGGATGATTTTGTATACAAGAAAAAGAAATAATGCTATTAAATATAAACGACTTTAAAGCAGCTGTTCACAAGTATGATTTGGAAAGGCCAAATCTTTTTGAGGTGACATTTGCTATTCCTAATCTTCTAAGAAAATATACAAACGGCCCACTGTATATTAATAAAACTGAAAATGGAATGTTGCTTAGTTTATTTTGTAGGAGCGCCAATCTACCAGGACTAAACATTCAAACATCAGATACTATACGGTACGGTATTGGCCCATCTATCAAAATGCCTGTTAGAGGATCATTAAACGATATTAGTCTTTCGTTCATGAATGATTCTAATAGTTATGTTTACGGATTCTTTTATACATGGATTCAATCAATATACCCCCAAACTCAAAATAGTCCAACTATTCCTGGAGCTGGTCAAACATATCAACATCCGTTCAAAAAAGATTATCAGACGAACATGGAGATTGCAGTTTATCACGGTAAACCTGGCCAGTTTAAAGGAGCAGGATTATTACAAACTGCAGCATCAGTTATTTCTGCTGCAGCAGGTGTGCCGTTTTTGGGATCTTTAATTGGTAGTAAAACTCTTCCCGATGTACCGCTTGTAAAGACTAAAACCTATAGTATCATAAAACTGTATCCAACAAACATAAGCGATATTGGACTATCGACAAATGCAACCGACTCAATTTCAGAATTCACAGTAAACTTTACTTATCAAACATTTGATATACAGATTGCTGGAACGACTTGATTAATTTAATATTTTTTAATTATTAGGAGATAAAATGGCTTTACCAAAATTAATGCACCCAACTTTTGAATTGACTGTACCATCGGTGAAACAAAAAGTTAAGTTTAGACCTTTTCTAGTCAAAGAAGAAAAGTTACTGTTAATGGCAAAACAAAGCGGCGAGCAAGCTGATATTGTAAATGTCCTCAAACAAGTAATCAATAACTGTGATATTGAATCAGTATTGAATATTGATCAGCTCGCTTCATTTGACATTGAATTTTTATTCTTAAAACTCAGAGCAAAATCTATTAACAATATTATTGATCTAGCATACACTGATTTTGAAGATGATGAAGTCTATAAGTTTCAATTAGATGCAGATGAAATACAAATAAACTTTAACCAAGAACACAAAAATACGATTGCTCTTTCCGATACTTCCGGAATTGTAATGAAATATCCTTCAATGGATCTAATGAGCAAAGTATTAGAAAATAACGATGTAAGTAGTTGGTTATTTTTAATGATTAAGGGATGCATGGATCAGTATTACGAAGATGATAAAATTGTAATGTTTAAAGACAGCAAACCAGAAGAAATTGATGAGTTTATTGATAACCTACCAACAACTGTTATTAAACAATTTGAAACTTTCTTTGACACTATGCCAAAGCTATATCATAAACTCGAATATACTAACAAAAAAGGAACTGATAGAGTTATTGAGTTAAGAACTCTCGAAGATTTTTTTACGTTGCGCTGAGCCACAACTCTCTTGAAAATTACTATCAAGTTATTTTTATTTTGGCTCAGCACCACAACTATTCTATATCCGAAGTAGAAAACATGATTGTTTTTGAAAGAGATCTTTACTTACAAATGCTTTCTGACCACATAAAGAAACAGCAGGACAATAAGAATAATGGCTAATCAAGATAAAGGTTTTATAGATCAACTACGTGAGATGCGTAATACACGTACTCAGCAACTTCGTCAAGGAGGGCAACAGGCTGCTTTGTTGAATAAACAAATAGCCGCAATCAATAGTCTTAATAAAACTATGGATGCTGTTTTAAGATCTCAAAATGCTGGCAATCTTTCATTAAAAGAATCCAATAGAAAACAAGACAGTATTATTAAACAAAATGATAATATGTCTAAAAGTATCAATAACTTAGCTTCTTCTGTTTCAAGATCTATAGGAAGCATGGCAAGTGCAGTTGGAAAAGGCGCTAAAGGTGCTGCTGGTGTTGCTGGTAGCGTTGGTAGTGCAGCTGCTAGCGGAACGTCGTCTATTGTATCGGCAATATCCAGTGGTCTTGTTAAAGCTCTTCCTTTTGCCATTGCTGGTGTCATTGGAAAAACGATGATATGGGATAATTTGGATGAATCTACTAAGAAAAATTTAACAGGATCGCTTGGTAATTTATTTAAAGGCATTTTTGGTGACTTAGACTCTTCTGAATTTGGTAAGGCAATAAAGCCTGTTACAAAAGAAATTGGAATTAGGTTGGGAGCTTTGAGTGATACGCTTGAAGGTTTCAGCAAAAAAATGTCAGAAATGGTGAAAGGTTTAAATCTTCCTAAAACAGTTGGTGAAGGTGTTGATAGAGCTAAGAATAAGTTTGAAGAAATAAAAGAAAAAGTAGCGCCTGCGGTACGTAAATCTGGTATTGCATATGAACAAGCAAAAGAAGGTGTTACTGGTGCAATAGATTATG